TATAGAACCCAGTAGGATTGCATAGAGAATCCTCAAAGGCAGGGATAGGTCCACCTTTACCATACACAAACCAGGAAGAGATAAAGTTGAACTCAATGTCTTCTTTGCGGCAATGCTCTAGAACATCACACAGGACACGGAGGTTGGTATCAACATCTAAACCAACATTTTTGTGGACATTATAGTTGTCCACTGTAGAGATCATGTAAAGGATCTTCTTAGATTGAGGTTTATATTCATCACGTTCCTGCACTAGCGTGTCAGGATACATCTCTGCATACCTACCACCAACAAATCCAGGACCATAGAGTGTGACTGGACTATTGAATGACTTTACACCATTCCCCATTTTTCTAAGTACCATGATACAGTTTCGCGTAGTCCGTAATCAAAATCAGTAGTTGGTTTCCACCCAGTAGTTGCAGTTATTTTAGCATGATCCATACCATACCGCTTGTCCTGCCCTGGTCTTTGGTCAGAAATACCAATGAGATTATAAGGTTTTTTCAAAAGGTCTAGAACTTTTTTAGAGACATCAATATTTCTCATCTCACATGACCCACCAATGTTGAACTGATCATTGATGATGTTATTCTTTTCTAGAGACCAGATTGCTTCGCAGTGATCTCTAACATGCAACCAGTCACGAATCTGTTGACCACCACCATACATGAAGGTAGTAGTATTATTCATAGCACGGTGCACAAGTTTAGGTATTAGTTTCTCTTCGTGCTGATGCTTACCATAGTTGTTACTACAGTTAGTAATCAGATACGGTAGATCATATGTGTTGTGCCAGGTCTTGACATAATGATCTGACGCTGCCTTGCTGGCAGAATATGGATTGCGTGGATCGTATGGTGTCTCTTCTGTAAACAGTTCTGTGTCATCATACTCCAAAGATCCATACACCTCATCAGTAGAGATGTGATGAAACTTCTCAATGCCAATGTTCAACGAAGCATTGAGTAGATTGATAGTACCAATGACATTCGCCTCTAGGAATGGGCGATAGTTTGCAA